AGTTTTAATGATGCAGTCGCAAGCCTCATCGCTGACCCGCAACCAGCGGAAAATCAGCCTGAGACAGAAGCGGCAGAACCTCAAGAGGTTGAAACCTCTGAGGCTCAACCCTCAGAGTCTGACGACGTTGATGAGGCTGATGATGAAACCGATGAGGTGGAGTCTGACGCCTATGATGCGGATGAATATGACGATGAGGATGACGCTCTTGACGATGATGATCAAGAGGACGACCAAGAGCAGCCTGAGACATACACTGTCAAAGTTGATGGTGAAACTGTCGAGGTAACGCTTGAGGAAGCTCTCGCAGGTTATTCGCGTGAAGGCGCATTCCAAAAGCGTATGAGAGAACTCGCAGAGCAGCGGAAAGCTGTTGAGGCTGAAACTCAACAAGCCCGCCAGTTGCGAGATGAGTATGCGCAAGGGCTTGAACTACTCAACAATCATCTGCAATCCATAGCGGCTCAAGAGCCAGATTGGGACAGATTATATGATGAGTTGGACGCGAAAGAATACACCAGAGCCGTCCAGTTGTATAATGAACGCAAAAGCCAGCAACAGGTCATTGACGCTCAGCGAATGCAAATCGCTCAGCAACAACAGGCCGAAACGCAGGCGGCGTTCCAACAACATTTAATCAAAGAAAAAGAGAAAATGTTGGGTTCAATTCCAGCATGGCGTGATGAAAAAACGATGATCTCTGAGCGCAAAGAGGTCGTTGAATATGCCAAATCTCTTGGCTACACCCCCGAAGAAATACAGGTCGCATCAGACCATCGGGCGGTCAAAGCACTCTATGACTCATGGCGGTTGTCTAAGCTGACAAGTCAGACTGACGCCGCAAAAAAGAAGGTGAGAAAAGCACCGAAGATGGCAAAAGCTGGAGTTCCTCGCCCCAAGGGTGAAAGTCAAAGCAGACGCAAACGCCAACTGGCAAATCGTCTTAATCAGGAGCGGTCAATCAATGCCGCTGTGGACTTACTTCTTGGATAGAAAGGAATGTTGCAATGGCAACTTTCACAACCACTCTCGCTGCTGGTGAAAAGGAGAATCTAGCAGACGTGATTTACAAGGTTCAGGGTGAGCCTCGCTGATCAGCAATGATCAGTTGAAACTGTGTGAATTGCTGGGAACCCCTAACGTCAAGACGAGGGCAATCAGCAGCCAAGCCCGAAAGGGAAGGTTCAGAGATCATCCTTTATGGAGTAGGACTCAAGTGAGTCCGAAGCGCACAGCCCCCGAAAGGGGTGAAGATATGATCCGATCTCATGTGAAAGCATGAGCGCGAAAGCGGCCTGTGATTAACGCTTGCAGGCAAACACAAATGGGACTCTGACGAGACCCCAATTTTCTCCGCAATGTCAAAGACCACCTCGAATGGTGTCTTTGTTGAATGGCAGGTTTGATTTTGAGCCTCGCCCATCAGCAATGGTGGGTCGCAACTGTGTGAACTCAGGGAAACCCCAAACGCGACAAGGCGTGGGCAATCCTGATCGAAGCCTCGAAAGAGGAACGAGCAACGACCATCCCATCTGGGAGTACACTCAAGCGAGTGGAAGCGCACAGCCCCGCAATAGCGGGTGAAGATATGGTCTGAACTTATGGGATAACCATAAGCGGTCGAAAGACGGTCAGAGAATTAGCGAACTCTGATGAACAAATTGTCAAGAACTTGCAACAGCCGCTGTCAACGCCGTTAATGAGGGTGCTGACATGGCCGACACTGGCGTAACAGCCACGACACGTCTGGGTAACTACCACCAGATAGCTCAAAAAGGCGTGATCATTTCTAAAACTTTGGACGCTGTGGACAAAGCTGGACGTGATCGCGAAGTTGCCTTAACCATTCACTGATAGGGCAATTAAAATCGGGTGAATTGCTGGAAACCCTAAGTCTGAAAAGATATGGCAATCAGCAGCCAAGCCTCATTTGAGGAAGGTTCAACGACTAGAGTATTGCACTCGTAGGAGCCAAGCGGCTCCGAAGCTCCCGACACCAGCAATGGTGATGATATAGTCTCATCCCTGATATCGAAAGACAGGGCAGCCGCAAGGCGGGTCTGAGTTAGCGACTCAGATTGAAGAAAAATGATCAGAAGGTTCTGAAAGGCCTCGAACTGCGCCGTGACATCGAGCATATGATTGGCAACACCGATCAAGCTCGCGATAGCGGTGCGCCACGTTACTCAGCATCATTGACGTCATTTATCACAAATGGCTCAGTGGGTGCAGGCGGGGCATTTGCCACTGGCGATGGTACAGACATCCCAACAGGTGGCACTGACCGCGCTTTGACACTGGCTCTCATTGACGACGCCACTCAAGACGCATGGTCAGATGGCGGTGCGCCAGAGATGCTTGTTTGCTCAGCGGTTAACCGCTCGAACATCAGTGATCTGGCTCAAGCTGGAACAAACTTGATCACAAATCAAGTGAACGCGACTGCTGCCAAAGCACCGCAATTTACAGGCAGCGTGTCGGTCTACATGAACGATTTTGGCAGTCTTTCCATTACGCCATCTCGATTCATGGGCAATGATCGCCTGTTTGTTCTCGACCCGAATTATGTGGAATTGTCTACCATTGCGGGACGCAATTTCTCAGAGAACGCCATTGGCAACACAGGTGACGCTGAAAAGATGCAAATCATTGTGGAATTCAGCACAGTCATGAAGGCACCTAAAGCCCATGGAATGATCTTAGATCTCAACGGTTCTTAATCGTTCAGGCAAACAACAATGAGAAGGGGGCTTTCAGCCCCCTTTTCTTTTGAGGGAAAAATGGCAAAACGACTTTTGAATAAAGACGCAACCAGAGGCACAGAGGTCTGGATGCACGACAACCCCGAAGGTGGTTGGACTATCGAACAAAAGCAACACGTTTCTCAGGTGCTTGAGCAAAATAAACGGCTGAGAGATGAGTGGCAGCAAGGCAAGCTGATCGGCAACACCCAGAAGCACTGGCAACAGGTCGCCGATATCCCAGCCGCGCTCTATCTGCAATTAAAAGAAAAATACGGCGAGCCAAATCAGAACCCGAAAGAGTGGCGCAAATGGCTCAACGATTATGATAATCGGTTTTTTAGGACAAGTGGTGGACATATCTGATGGCAATTTCGACATATGCTCAGCTTCAAACTGCAATCGCGAACTTTCTCGCGAGAACTGACTTGACGCAGCAGATCCCAGATTTCATCGCTCTTGCAGAGGCAAGAATGTCTCGCGAGCTTGAGACACGTTCTCAGGAAAAACGTGCGACAGCGGTTTTGACGCCTAACAATGAGTATATAAGTTTGCCTGTAGACATGAGGGAGATCCGCGAGGTCAAGTTGCTCACATCCCCGCTGACAGTTTTGACGTATAAGTCACCAGCGCAGATGGACACCGATCATGGCACTACAGGGACTGGTAAGCCTGTCTCATTTAGCATTATCGGCGATGAGCTAAAGCTGCGGCCTGTGCCTGACTCTGGTTATACGGCTGAGATCGTTTATGTGGGAGACATTGAGCCTTTGTCAGCCACTAGAACAACAAACAACATTTTAACACGTCACCCCGACGCTTATCTCAGCGGGTCGCTTGCCGAAGCCTATATTTACCTAATGGATGAGCAAAGGGCGCAACTGTATGATCAAAAATTTTCTCGCGCTATCGAGGAAGTTCGTCGCGATGAGGACAGATCACAGTATGGCAGTTCAACACTTCGCACTCAATCAATCTATCAACAACAATCATCTGGAGTCTAAATTATGAGCGCAATGAGCGACTATCTGGAAAATGCTTTTCTAGATCACTTTACTGGCACAACATCAACGACCGCCCCAGCCGCCATCTATCTTGGCCTTTCAACTGGTTCGATGGCTGATGATAACTCAGGAACAGAGCTGAGTGGCAATGGCTATGCACGTCAGGCCATCACATTTGCATCTGCGGCAAGCGGGTCTATTTCAAACAATGCGGCTGTCGAGTTTCCAGCGGCAACGACCTCAAGCTGGGGCAGCGTTTCGCATTGGGCGATCTATGACGCATCAACAGGCGGCAACCAGCTTTTTCATGGGAGCTTTGACACAGCCAAAACGATTGCTGTTGGCGACATTTTGAAAGTTGCCGCATCATCACTGACTCTGACTGCGGCCTAAATATATGGCAACTCTGGATGAACTGAGCGCATGGGGCAACCTAGACGCCATCAACTCATATGGGTCGATGGACGCTCTAGATGCCCTTGTGGTTCATCAGGCCACAGGATCGGCGGCAACATCTGCAACTGC